GATTCAACATCTTCGATTGCATAAGTGCTAGGGAGCACAAGTGGCCAACCCCAATATGGACCACCGCTTTCATTACCAACATATGTGCTGAAATCACTAAGCATGTATGTGTTTGTATTACCAGATTGTGAGTATGCTTGACCACTTAGAGCTGAAAGCGGTTGGTATGTATTTAAAGTGACATAGGTTTCACTAAACTTTTCATAAGCTACGATATTTACTCCTGCAGATAATTCATAGGTAAGTGGGTCTATTTGACTATCTAAATTTCTACCATAGGTATTCTTCTCTGACCGACCAAAACTAAAATAATTTTCGTTAAACTTGTTTGCTGTTCCTCTTAGCTTGTTATACTTAACACTCTGAATATTTGCCATACGCTTTATATCAGCTGGCCCTCTAAATGCGTTTCTATTAAATACAATTCCATCTTCACCGAGCATATCAGAAATGCTAAGTAAATGAGATATGTCACATACATCTATATCCATTGTATTTGGTACAAAGTTAAATATACTCTCATATATTTTTTTACCTAATATTTTATAATCACTACTAATGTTACCAAATATAGTTCCAATAAAATCAGTAAATAGTATATCTCTATCTAAAAGAATTTCTTGGAACCTTAGATCTTTAATGGTTTGCTCAAAATTAAAATCTTCATTTTGTTTATATAACGTGTAGAAGGTTTTTGGGTAGCAAGTAAAATGTGTTTTGCCTTTTAACGTGGTAGAGGTATTACCAGAAAGGAAAGAGTTTGAAGTACTAAGTGTTAAGTTAGTCGATGAACCTGAAATATTATCATTAAAGGTTAAAATTCCCCTATACCAGAAATCAGTATCTACAGTAGATAAGGTCGCGCTTAAACTTGATACAGTATAGTAAGCTTCAGGTACAATACCATCAACACCTGGAACAGTGACACCGGACAACACTTCAAATGTTGGGTTTGGACTAGCTGATAGTGCTTTAACAGTATAACTGGTGTTTACAGGCTTCAATACAAACGGTATACCGACTCCCTTATATTGAACATCGTTTATTGGAAATGAATTCGGCTCAGCTCCTTCGTTGCTTAACCCGTTAGAGGTTATAGATATTGCACTTAACGCGCTAAGTGCTACTGCACTTACTGAAGCCGATAATGATAGTAGGAAATTGTTAAGATAATCATTATTTTCGTATCCATCAAACCCAGGTGAGTAAACATTAGATCTGTCTTTGTTAAACGATAGATTAAATTTTGAGACATCATTATCTACCATATCAGTTTTAAAGTAGACGAAATTACTACCAGTACTACCAACAAATATAGAATCTATTGCACTAACACTTGAGCTAACTAACTCTGTTCCTTTTAACTGTACATATACATCTGCTGAAGTTAAAGAAACTGTCTCAACATCTACATACTCATATGATGATAGGGTATCTATATATTCTCTTGTAGCTACTGTAAAGTATTTTTTAAGGTGGTTAAATTTGTTTTTATCTAAATCAAAATAATTAGGAATATTAAGACCAGATACTGAAAAATATAGGTCTTGAAAATCCTGATAATGAGGAGACTTTATTGTAATCTCAATAGGGACAGACCATTCACCTGCAATCAACCCACTTAATGATTCTGTACCAGCTACAGCAGCACTAGGTACGACAGTAAAGGTATTAGCAATGTAATCAGTAATAGTAACATCGGTGTTGTATGAAGCTAAGATAGCATTATTATCACAATCCCTAATAACCATCTTAACATTATATTGGCCCGGATTGCTGTATACATGTGTACTGGTTAGACCATGTCCTATTGTACCATCACCAAAATCAAATATTGTTTTGGTTGCGTTGACTGGGGTAGAGCTTAATGTTTGTGTTGGTATCTTACCCTTAAATGTGAGCGGAGTAATTGGGAGATTATAAGTTGTAGTGACTTGCTCATTCTTATAATCGAATATATCGAAAAGTGCATATGCTGTTTTTATATTACTCATCTATTACCTCTATACGGTTAGCTACTGACATAGGCGAATACAAATATGGAAACTTGAAGTATGGTAGTGTTACATCTTGATTTATTACGCTTATATCACTTTCAGGGTATAGAGGGTTAAATGATATGAAAGAAATACCTTCAAATGATACACCTTCGTTTTTGTTTGAAGTATATATGCGCTTAATACCTTCAAGAGATAAAATTGAATTAGTTAAATCAATAATTTTTAAATTTTCCCCCAAGGTATTATTCTTTGCTAAGAAGAACTCCTTTATTAAACTCGACACTCTAGATATTAAAGTACCTTTGTTAATCTTGTTGGTTGTCTCTCTTACAACATATAGCTTTGTATTGTCTAAATCGCTTACTTCTAGAGTGCCTTTATTAGATATACCTAACCCATATGCCATATAAACTGGATCCCTTGGAACAACACTATTAGAAACTATTTTTTTGCCCTTCGAGAGATCCACTATTAAATTTTTAAAGGATACACTTAAATCCGGCGGATAAGTCTTATCTTCAGTTAATGTGAATTTAGGGACAGCAAAAACGTTAATATTGTTAAAGTCGCATGAATCAGCGAAGTTAACCTGATTTATAATAACACTGTTTACCTTATTTGCATCTACACATATATCATAAAAATATTTTATATACTCGTTAATGTAAGAATCATTATCTACTACTTTAACACTTTGAAGAATATTAGCCATATTCTTTTTAAAGAATGTCTCATAATCACTCTCTGATACCAATCGAAGTTGTGAAGAAAATAACTTAGGAGCATTTTGTCTTATTTGATCTACTGTTTCTTCATCTGCGAGTGTTGAAGAGGCTACAGGGTTGTTAAATGTAATATAAGAGCTGTTGGTAATGTCTAAAAATGTAGTGTCTTGCTTATTTGCAAATGTATCATTGAATATGGCTCTTCTTCTAGCAGAATCATATACAAATAGCTTATTACCGTTAATAATGTTTTTGCTTATTATACCCTCTGTGTTATCTGATAAAATGTAATCTACTGCTACTGTATCTCCTTCTGCCAATATCTTACCAAACACACCATTGCCAAATTTTATTTCAAAATTACCATCTTCGTTTAAACGCTTTTCATACACTCTATCTACCGAGGTTGTAAGGTATAAGCTATCTACCTCTTTATACTGATAATACGTATCATCTGCTGTCTCCTTTACTGCACCACTTAATGTGTTATCTGCTATAAACCGATCATCAGCTTCGTTTACCAAATTTTCTACTACAATAGGTAGTACTTCAAACTTTTCACCCTGCGCTATATAGTCAGGATATTCACCTATTGATCCTTGATACAGTACAGCGTTATTATTTAAAGTAGTAAGTGTCTCCTGGCCCGCGGCCACCTTATCGAAAGAAAGGTTATCAATAAAATTATACTGCACACCGCCAGCTAGAAAATAAGAATATTTTTTAATGGTGTAGTTACTAGGAGCTAACCCAGCGCTTGCAACACCATTAATAGGTACCATCGATGTCTGCTTACCTGCAGGCTTATAACCTATTAGCTTTACTATTCTGTTCATGTTTTCGTACAGAGTAGCTTGGTCAAAATCAACCTCAGAAGCTGTGTTGTTTAAATAAAAGAGAAGCACATGGTATGAATAAGCGATTATATCTATAACCGCAGCAAGGTTACTACCTTCATAATTTTGATCTGTAAATTTTTCATTCTCATTTAACCTATCAATAATATAATCTTTTAAACTAACCGCATCAAATGCAACATAAGCATCTTGCGGTAAATTGAAATTTAAAAAATCGTTAGTTGTGTTTGAAGTAGGCATGATTATAAGATGTAATATCCATTACTATTTAATAGCGACTTAAATGAAATACCATAGGCATTTAATGAAGGAACGTTAATTTGTAGGGTAATATAATAAGAGTGTTCTTCCCGGTTACCTTTTATTTCAACCTTTTCGAGTTGTATTCTAGGCTCTTGTGAAGGTAAGTTATTTTTTATATCATCCTTAATTTCATAGACTGTGAAATTGTTCATCGGCTCGAATAAGTACCTTCTTATATCTAAGCCAAATTCTGGATTGAGTATTTTTTGACCAGGTGACGTTAGGAATATATTTGCTATGCTATTTTTAATAGATTCTAAATCATATAAACCCTCAATGTCTTTTAAATTGTCAGGTTTTTCTAGTTGTCTATTGTAGTACCGAGCTGTCTCGAGATCTAAGAAAAGATCTTTATATAGATAGCCGTTATCGAGAGCCGCATCGTCCCTCTTATCTACGGATATATCTGTTAACTTAATAAGAGCCATTTATTATATTTAATATACAGCTCTTTTTATATGCTACCTTTTTATATTCTTAATCTTCTCCTTTTTTATTTTTAGGATTGAGATTCGGGTACTTCTTATACACACAACGTTTAATGCCTTCAGGATCCTTCGCGAAGTGTGCAAATCGTAATGCTGCTTTTGCTTCCTTTTCATTACGAACGGGGTATGATCCGCTAGCAGATTCACCG